TGAAGAGAATATTGATACACCGAAATCAAAGATACTTGCAGTTTATTTAAAAGAAGAACTTGGTGATAAGGCAACTTTTATTGATGTCCACGAATTGAATATATCCCCTTGTGAAGGCAATGTATCAAGAAAAGAAGGTAACTCTTGTGGAATCAAAAAGGCTTTATTAAAGGATGACAAAAAGAATCCATCAGGATTTCATAGATGTTGGGCAAGTATCAACAACAAGAAGGATGAACTATGGAAAATATCCAAAGAACTTTTTGAATCTGATTGTGTAGTTTTCTTTTCTTCTGTTAGATGGGGTCAGGCAAATATGTATTACCAAAATTTAATTGAGAGACTCACTTGGATTGAAAATAGACACACAACTCTTGGTGAGAAGAATATAGTTGAGGGCGTTGAGACAGGTTTTATCTGTGTGGGACAAAATTGGAATGGTGAGGTTGTCACTGAAACCCAAAAGAAGGTTCACGAATTTTATGGCTTCACACCGAATGATAGTTTATATTGGAATTGGCAATTTACAAAAGATGTGAACGATGAAACACAAAAGTCTTACAAAGCCGCTTTTCCTAAGTTTGTGAAAGACACAAAACTTGACGAATACGAGGATTAATTCTCTATTGTAAGTTCAGCAAAACTCAAATTATGTGGGATAGGTTTTCCCTCCTTAACCGCAACAAATGTAAACATAGCGGTGCACATTTTTTGTGTAAATCCTTTTCTATCTTCTCTGTAAACTTTACACTGAATCAACATAGAAGATCTACCTAAAGATTTAAGCGCGGATTTGATTGTTATTAGATCCCCCAAATGACCTGGAACTAAAAAATCTACCTTATCCATTGATGCTGTAACCGCACCATCAGCTTCTGTATTATAAAGAAGTTTTCTTGCCAATGTTGCCGCGGCAATATCCATCTTACCAAGAAGTGTTCCACCAAATAAAGTCCCTGTAAAATTAATGTGATCAGGAAATACGGTAAAATCTGTTATATATTCTAAATTATTCTCCATCATCTAACTAAACTGAATTGTCCTTTCAGAACAATCTCTTTATCCATTCTTGTAACATACTTAATTTCATACACATAGATATCCTCAGGTGCTGGTCTACCATTCAAATCATATCCATCCCATACTTTGGACATAGCGTTTGATTCAAATACCAAATTACCCCATTTGTTCCAAACTCTCAAAAATTGGAAATTAGGAATACCTTCTGAATGTGTGTAGAAATAATCATTAATACCATCGTTGTTTGGTGTAAATGAATTAGGTGTAAAGATTTGAACAATCATTACTTTTTTAGTTGTTGAATCCTTACATCCTGAAATGTTTTCGATTACAAGTTTGACTGAATATTCACCTTCGTTTTCATAATCGTGATAAGGATTCTGTATATTTGAAAAATTATCATCCCCAAAAGACCAGTACCATTTGGTTGCGTTTTGTGAAAGATCTGTAAAATAAATTCTTTGATCCACAATATTGGTTATAAAGTCATCAGTTGTGAAGTCAGCGATTGGTAGTGGATAAAATATGGCATAAACTTGATTAGAAGCACTATCTTTACAACCATAAGGTGATGTAACTACCAATTGAACATTATAGTATCCTGTGTCAACATATTGAACATTTGGATTTGGGAGTGTGGATGTTGTTCCATTTCCTAAAGTCCAAAAATAAGTTGAGTTTGGTTCACTAATAGAAGTGTTTGTGAATTGTATTGTAGTCTTGGAACAACTGATTGAGGTATCATTTGTAAATGAAACAATAGGTAGTGGTCTTGATGTGAAATTAAAATCAGATGTATCTGAACAACCATTATTGTCTGTTACTATGAGACTATAATTTCCTGTTGTTGATACATATATTGATTGTGTTGATTGACCAGTGTTCCAAACATATGTCGGGTAAATGTTGGTGCATCTAATAAGTGATGAGTCAGGAAAACAAAGTTCATTAATTCCTGTTATATTGAATATAGGTAATGGATTAACAACACTAATTATGGAATCTGAAGATGAACAACCATTATTATCAGTTATTGTAAGTGTATATGTAGATTGATTGTTAACATTAATTGTCGGAGATGTAGATCCATTACTCCACTGATAGTTAGGGTATACCAAAGAAGTTGATAATGTGGTAGAGTCACCAATACAAAATGGTTGATTACCCAATATTGTTGGTGGATTGGGTAGATCATTAACAACTATTGTAGAGTAAAGAGTGTCTTTACAATTATATGAGTTAGTTAAAATTACTGAATATACATCAGGATTATAAACAACAATTGACTGACTTACTTGACCATCATTCCACAAATATGAATAACTTGGATCTGTTGATATTGTCACAGAATCTCCATCACAAATTATTGTGTCTGTTGGGTAAATGTCCGCTGTGAAGTTGTTATCCCAACTTATTGTATCTATTGATGAAATTAAACTACAACCTGATGAATCATACATAACAACCTTATAAGCCATTTCCGCCTCACATAGATTACCATTTGTTGTGTCAACCAAGTTAGTTACATTGGTTGAATCTAGTAGTATCCAACTCGATCCGATTGGGTATTGTTTGTAAATGTAATACTTCTGAATGTGTGTTGAAAGTAATGGGGTAATTGGATTGTTCCAACTCAGAGTGTCATTGTTATTGACACCTAAACTACTATTGAGATATATGGTGCTAAGTGTGTCAGTTTCGGTTGATATTGAATCTCCATTACACCCTGATCTTGTCAACATATAATAATATAGTTGTTGTGATTGAGCATTAACACCAGTATGCGTGTAACTTAAAGTGTTGGGATTGAATATACTATCAACAATTGTGTATGGTCCATTTTGATTTGTCGAGTAATATATTTGATAGTTATAAAATGTATTCTGAGTGTCCTTATCAAAAGGTTTGATCCAATTCAAATTAACACTACCATCTTCATTAACAGATAAACATCTCAGTTTTGGTGAATCAAGTTTTGGTGGGGGTAATACTACAATTGTGATGGTAGAGTATGAAGATGCATTTGCAGGACAATAGTTGTCTGAGGATTTGAATACAAAGTTATAACTATTTTTTTGTCTTGCGCACAAAGTATCATACCCTTCAACATGCCTACAATTTACTCTCCAATAAAAATTTAAATTACCCGCAACTGGAAATGTTTGAGGAACATTTGTGGTTAGTGTTGCGCAAGGGGTGATTGGACAACCACCATTTTGATTTGTGATGGGAACACCGAACTCATTTCCTGTTGCAGACATTGTAATGAGTTGTGATTGTCCACCAGTGAAAAAATTAAAGTCCGTAACTTCGAGTTGGAATCTAACGGTATCACCAGCATAAACGGTATCAATGAATGATGTCTGAAGTCCTGTTGCGGGATCTATGAATGGGGCATATACGGTTGGTGGTGTGTTTGATGTTCCCCAAGCTACAGCAGGACAATTATTGTTTAATACAACATTTATCTCACGAAATATCTCAGCAACTTTTATACCACATTTATAAGCCGCCACTTTAACTACCGTTACAAAATAACCACCTGTAAATGATGTATAGTTTACCTCACCTGTATTTGGATTAATCGTTGCCGCAACATTGTTTACATTTTGAGTAGGACTTGGTAATTGACTTGTAACACTATAACCTGGAGCAAAACCCAAATTGGTTAGATTGTCATCGATAGGACTTGCCCAAGAATAAACAAGTGAGTCCAATTCCTTATCAACTGCGTTGTGATTATATTTGAAAGGATAACCAGTGCAAATAATTGTTGATGGTTTTTCGGCAAAATATGGTGAAGAATCAAAACAAGGATTTGCGTTTTGACCATTGTATGGATACATTATGGCTCTGTTGGCAAAACCTTTTGTGCCAGGATTTGTGATATTGGTTAGAAAACTACTTCTACAACAAGTTCCCCAAGAGAATATCCATCCCGTTGGTGGTGGAACACCATTGAGTGTGGTCGGATTGGATTCATATATAAACTCCTCAACAAGTCCTTGTATAGGATTTTGTTGATTTCCGTTAATACAATCAGCACAAGGAGTTGTTCCATTAGAAAAGAATCCATTTGGACTTATGTCCTGTTGTGATACCAAGAATAATGTTATAATTGGTCTACCAGGAACCGTAGTCTCCATATCAACCGATCCTGGCATACTAATACCATTACAATCACGATAGAACTTCATTCTGAACTTGTATTGTCCGTTACCCAAACAATCCCAAGTTATTTCTCCACCCATTCCGTGTGTGGCAAATGAGACTTGTGGTAAAGAAACCAAAAATACCAAAGACAATAAAAATATCAGTTTCTTAACCATAGTAATAAATATGTTTTATTTTTCAATTTTATTCCACTTGTTGTTTGAATCCAATTTAACTGCAAAAAGAAACTTTTGTTTCCATTCGTGAGGTTCGATCATAGATAAAAAACAAGCATCATTTGGCTTTTGATATAGAAAATATGTCTTACCCACAATTGGTATGAAACTATATTCAACTTTTGAGTAAATATATTGGTTAAGATCGTAATCTTTGAGAAGTTTTTGAAACTCATCCTTCAGTTCATTGTATTTGGTTTCAAACTGATGATTGACATTGGTTACTTCTCTTGCTCTCCAACCTTTTACATCATCTACTTTGATTACAGGTGCTCCGAGATCTGTAGGATAGGCAAGTTGTTTTGCGTAGTAACCTTTTTCTTCGTCCCACACAACAAGATCTGGTTTCTTCTTTTTTTTCATTTTGAAACTCTACAAGAGTCGTATTTGTGTCCCCAATAGCTTATTTCGAGTTCTTTAAATTCAAGTTCTTTTTCCATAAACTTGATAAACTTTTTTTGTTCTTTGGTTTGGTTTTCCAAGGAATCTACTTTGTGGGTAAGTTCTTTAACTTCTTTAATTGTAGAGGTGTGAACACAACCACCAATTGCGAGAATGATGAATAAAATTACGAAGCAAGTTTTCATTTTTTTTAATTTTGATTTCGTTTAGCAAAGATCCAAATAAAGATATAAGCCCAAAATGTGCCGGGGATAAAGATAGCTGCAATCCTCCAAAGAAGGGGATCTGTATTGGTGTATTCTCCGAGTCCTGAACAAACTCCACCGATCATTCTTTCGTTTTTTGATAAGTAAAATGGTTTCATAATTTTTAATTTTGATTTCTTTTAAGAAATTCTTCAATTTCTTCTCTTGTAACATGAATTGACTTTGCCCCCAATTCTTCCATATATTTATCACGCAATTCAATTGGAATCGGAATCATTGATAGTTTTAAATTTATCTCGTTTTCTTTTGAGTTTTTTTCATCGGCTTCAAAGAAATGAACCGAAATATGAGTTTGTTTTTCTGTTTCAATTCCAACAAGATTCATATTTTCGTTTGAATTGTTTGTAACAACTTCTTCAAAAAGACCTCTTACAAAAATCCCTTTTTCACCTTTTACTTGATAATTTTCAGGATTATCAAAAATCTTATCAAGGGTTTCGTGTAATTGTTTTCTTAAAATGAATTCGCCATTTTTTTTGATATCATCTACCATTGATGGGGTTCCAAGTTCATATATTTGTTTATCTTGAGAAAATTCAGGAGAAAATTCTAATACCAACTTCTTTTTTGGTTCAAAAGTTTTTGGATCGTAAATTGTTGGGGTAATACAAGCTCCATCTAAAACTGGTTCGTGCATCTTGTTAGGGTCAAACATTTCGGGTGTGAGGGCTAAAGATAGTAGATAACACTTTCCTTTAAATGTGTGTTTGTCATCATTTTTTACTTTGTATGTTTTTGGATTAATGGTTTCTCCTTTATCGTTTAAAGTAACAGGGTGCTTCATTATAATTAACTCTTCACAATTAGCAAACTCCTCTGTCTGTAAAATCCTGTCTTTGAATTGTTCTAAATCTTCGCCATAAATTGTCTCGTCAACAATTCCGAATTTGTTTATTGAAAATCCTTTTTTGTTTTTGAGTTCTCCTGATGAGAAAATGTCTAATAATAGTTCTTGTAGTTTCATAATTTTTAATTTGATAATGGCATTTTTATTGTTGGGTGATACTGATAATTTTCAAGTGTTATATCTTCTAAAGTATATTCTGATATATCATTAACTTTTCTGTCAGATAGTTTCAATCTTGGTAGATCATAAGGTTTCCTATCAATTTGTTCTTTAACACCTTCTATCTGATTCAAATATATGTGACAATCACCTAAATTACATATAAGTTCATCAGGAACCATATCAACTTGTTTTGCAATCATCATTAGAAGTAAGGCGTATGATGAAATATTGAATGGTAACCCTAATGCGGTATCTACTGAACGTTGATTCCACATTAGAGAGATTGATCTGGTTGGAATTAAATCTAATGGATCTATATTTGGAGTTAAGTTCCTTCTTTTATATTCATCCATCCTTTCTTGAAGGGTTAACTCTCTTGTATAAACTTGAAATCCATAATGACAAGGTGGAAGAACCATTTGGTCTAATTCACCTACATTCCAAGCTGAAACCATTAGTCGTCTTGAGTCTGGGTTTGTTTTAAGATCTACGCCACTGAGCTCCATAAATTGGGCCTAATTCACCCCATCTAAAAGCAAACATTTTATCTGTTTTGATTCGCTCAATAAACTCATCTTTAGAGTAAGGTTCAATAGTTGGAACACCTTTTGTATCAATTGAATATGATTTCAAATATCTTACAATATCCTTATCACTAATTACTTTATGTAGATAATTTTTATAAGCATCACCATCCCAAATGTGACAATTATTATCTACAAGGTATTTGATGTTGGTGTCACCTCTTAAAAACCACAAAAGTTCAGTTACCATTGTTTTAAATGCCATCTTCTTTGTTGTAAGAAGAGGGAATCCTGTTTTCATTTTGTGACGAAGTTGTCTACCAAATACTGATATGGTTCCTCCGTTTCTATTTTCTTTTTTCTCGATACCAAAACGAAGGATGTCTTCCAAGAGTTCCAAATAATCTTCTTCAATTCTGTTCATTGTTTGTATGTTTTTTTGCTATCTTTAAAACTTGTTTAAGTGCAATTGTATTATCTTCTTCAATCCCCGAACTTGATGCGGGTGCTCTATCGGGTTCGGATTCAGCGGGTGGTGTGGATACCATCATTGAATCAACTTGACCTGAGGATTCATTTCCTGGCGCCGCTTCATTATCTCCAAATACCAAATCTTTATTTTCTTCACCAACTTGTTTTCTGAGAATATCCACGATCTGAACATAATCATTTACAAGTTCTTTATTTTGTTTTATTACCGCAGAACAATCAGATCCTTTCAACCAAGTAATTGATATGGTTGTCAAAGATATGAAAACTAATATGAGAATCAAAACAACAAGTCGTTGTTTTGAATCAAATTGCTTGATAATTTCGGGGATTTCTTTCAGACTCATAAGTAGAATTTATATTTGTGAAGTTATTACGATTTCTTTGTTTACGGATCTTTAGGTTTGGTGTTGTGCAGTTACAATTACCGCTACCTCCATTGATTGGATTACAGGAACAAATTTGATGATAATAGACCTCTTCGAATTCATCATCAAAAGAAAAGGGTTGAACGGATGTGTTATCAGAAGCATAGAGATCGATGAACCCCATTACCGCTTCTTTGAACTGTTCCATATCACTTGTTTTGTGATACTCATCTTCAATAAGTTTTTTGAGTGTTTCTATTTTCATTTTGTTTCTGGTTTCCAATTTAATACCCACTTACCTGATGTGGTAAAAACATAATCATACATCTCTTTATTATCTTTAAGTGCGGATTCCGCTCTTCCCAAAACTTGTTGTAATGTGTCAATCACAACTAGTAGATCCTTTCTTTCCTTTTCAAGATTATTGATCTCTCTTCGATATTCTTTTTCTGTCATCATTTTATTATTTTTACTTCTGATTCTGTTTCGATTACAACTCTTGCCCCACAACTAATAAGTGGTTTAACATCTCCTGATCCACAATAGGTGATCTTACTTGGTCCCAAGATTTCAACCTCATTACAATAGGTGTTTGTCTTACCTTGTTTAACCGTAATGACAGGTAGATCAGTTCCTTTGGTCTTGTTGGACCTTATATGATGTTGATTGACGTGAATCTTGGTTTTCATTAATAGTCTTTAGATTCTTTAGCTTTCTTTTTAGCAATCACTTCGTCAATAATAACACCCTCTTGATATGTTATTTTCACTGAACACTCTTGAGTAACAAAAACAGAAATATTATTGTCATCTTCAGGATCACTTGGTGTGTTTCTATTATCAAAACTCCAAAGTGATGCCATTGAAACTTTATCATTTTTCACCATACTTTCGGTATATGTATATTTGTCACTTTTTGAATAAGGATAAGAATAATGTTCGATTGTTTTTTTTGGTTTGTAATATCTTTCGCTTATGGTTTCCACCACATTATCATAAAGTGTGAATATTTTTGAACAGGTTGATGGTGATACAAATATTAATACCGTATGAAGTCTGTCATCATCTGAAAACTGAAATATAACAAAATGGTTTTTTACCTCTTGTCTTTTGGATCCAAATTCAATACCCAATACAGAGGTCATCATATTGGATTGCGCAAAAGTTGTAATCGAAAGTAATAAAAATACGATTAGTGTTGTTAGTTTTTTCATTTTTTTTGATTTTATATGTTTTATTTCAAATAATATATAATTTTTTGACAATATTCAAATATTTTACCCCTTATTACTTTTAAATGACCCTTCATTTCTAACTTCTATAAGTTCATTGGGTTTTCCACAAGGACACGAACCTTTTGGGTATTTTTTAAAATCTATATTACAAACACAAGTTTCTTTTCTTCTAACAATTCTATAATCAATCCAACCCTCCAATTTATAATTCAGTGGTTTCCCATCAACGATTATCGAATCTGAGAATTTTTGTAGATTTTTGAATGGATAAAACCCGAACAAACCAAAATATCTCTCTTTAAATTCTAATTTACCCTGAATTCTATATGAGTTAAAAATATAAAACTTATATTTGAAAAACCTAAAAACTAAATGTGTATATTGGTTTTGAATACCTACAACTGATCCCATTTCATAAAAATAAATAAAAAATATTTTTTTTAAATTTCTTGTTGTAATGATTTTTTTTATATCTTTGTATTTCTAAAACAAATCAAAAAATGGTAACGAATATTCTCTCGGCAATTTTAAAATTTGGTCTTGTAAGTGTCGCCATTTTCTTTGGTTTGGGTATAGCCTTGTCAGCAATTCTAATCTATCTAATTATAAAAGCAATATGGAAAAGTTTACCTTAATTCTCGCAAGTTTTTTTGTAATTTGTTTCTTTGGTCTGATCGTTGTATTCGTATGTTCGGATCTGGTGATGCGATTCGCACCAAAGAACGGAAAATTGTATTCTTGGTGGAGCCGACATATATGTGATATAATCGAATAATTGGTAGGTAGTATCTATTGATTATTGTAAGGTTGGTTTTTGGTGTTACCTCTATAATGGTAATAATCAAAGATATAGGAAACACCAACAGATATTCCCCAATTCAAAACTCGGATCTCCTCGTTTCTGAGATAACTGGTAATTGAATATTCACCAAATGCTCCAATGTGATAAGACCAATCTCTTCTATATGAATATGGTTCATTATCAAAACCAATTGAAGCATAAAGTTTCAAATGGTTTGGATTTATATCCCACTTTGGAATTCCTGTTATATTGGTCTCATAGTCATACTGATATATAAAACCTACTTTATATATGTTGTTCCATTCGTTCTCCTTAACGGCAAAAAATGCTGGTATCTGAATACTTTTATTATTGTAGACTGACTCTTGTTGAAAATCGTTCAGACTAAAATTTTCATAGTTTGCGTAGAGACCAGTTGTTAAACCTATCATATTACCATTATACCTTCTTACCTTATCGAATACAATTGTGTATTCAACACCCATTTTTCTTCCAATCAAAGACTCGTATAAAGTCTCGGGAACCTTAGGATCTGTACTAGGTAATGAAGTTAATTGATAGGCAACTCTTGCACCAAATTGGTATTGTTGCCCCAACAATTCAAGTGGTAGAAGAAGAATAAGTATCAGTATGAGTCTTTTCATACTGATAAATATCAGTAACCTACACCATCATTCCAATTGATGTCATCAATTGTATAAGATTTCTTTGGTAAAGTATAAAAAACACTAACGGCACTTGCCGGAAATCTTGCTAAGATTTCTGTGTAGTTTGAATCCGCATCCATAACTTGATAGGTTGTTTCATCAACGATGTCTAACATCAAACTACAATTTGTCCACTTGGCATCTACAAATAAAGTTGAGTTGTTTAAAATGCTGACTTCTTTGTTTGTTTTGTCGTGATAAAGAATAATTGATCCCATAATAATTGATTAAGTTTATAATTGTTTTATTTTATCCATTCATCATAACCTATTTGAATCGCCTCTTCAACAGATAGGTCATTATTTTCTTTCATTGCCAATAGAGCTGACAATACAACTTCAGTTACTAATCCTTCAGATTCAGAATCTTCTAAGATCCTGTTTATTAACATCAGAGATGGAAACTCATTTGAATTCTTATTCTGAGTTTCCATGCCTAATCTTCTGTAACTGCCATCTTTTATCTTCTTTTCTAACTGCGGGGTGATTCAAACTACCCCTTTTACTTGGTCTGTTTTTACTGATGAATGGCCCTGTGTGTTTTTTATGATCAAACTTCTTAAGGTTTTTGGTTTGATAATTTGTTTGGCTTGGAAAAACCGCACAACTACTTAAAAATAAAACACTAATAAGAGCAATAATTAACTTTTTCATTTGTTTTCCTTTATATGTTTTTTGAAATAATATGGTATTCCTGAAACATTGAGTCCGAATCCAAGCCAAGAAAGGGTGAGTCCCGGTGTTTCTTTTATGGTTATCTTATCAGACTCAATGGTCAGTTTTCTAACTTCTAAATTTGGTATCAAGTTTATCATAAATCTTTTTTTAGACCAATGATTCTCGAAACTAAACTTATACTTTTTCAACATTTTGAATGTTTTTTACTTTTTCTTGGAAATACTTCCTGATCCTTTTTCCCAAATCCTGATCATTTGGTGTTAGGATTATCATTTCCGCAATTTCATACTTGTCAGCGGTTTTATTGAATTCTGAGACAAGTTCGTGAAAATTTTTAACTTCGATAGATGTCATAGTATTTTAGTCTTTTGATTTGTTTCTGAAAGATACTACTGATAAAACTGAACCTATGAATCCGAACACCAAAAGTGCTCCTCCCAAATATGTTGCTTCATCATTCATCCAAACTCCACCAACCACCAAACATGCAACGCTTATACCTGCAAATATTCCTAATTTTTTTTGACCTGTCATTTTATTAATTGTTTGACTTGTTTATTTTAAAAGATTGATAGTTTTGACCATCGAATACATTAACAATATAAATACCTGAGGTAAGATCGTTTAACCAATTCTGATCGAAATACACGGATTTATTGGACGATACAATTTGTCCTGTTGTAGTAATAATGGTATATGTTTTCTCAACATTTGTTGTCTGAGTCATTTCATTAAATCCTGGAAAAATAGCTACTCCACCATCGTTTTTATTTGATGAACTAACGGCAACATCACAAGAGATTCCCCAACAGAATGTCCAACCATTAATAATAACTCGAGAACGAACTGAATATAATTCACCAGGAATCAAAAGGTTTGCCGGTGTTGATCGAGATCCAATCGGAGGAAAATATGTAAACATATTTGTAGGATTAGAAACTTGTGTGAATTCCATTTCATATTGTGTAGGATATAGGAAATCTAATACAAGTCCTGCGGGGATTGAATCATTTGGATTGATATTTGTTTTACCACAATAGAATGATCCGACACCATTTGGAGCCCTTACTCCACGAATTACAAGTGTATCAGAATTCAAAGAACATACACCAGGAATAGATGCTGTATACCATACAACCGATGTATCGAGTTGTGGTCCAGAGTAAACTGAATCACGAACTGAGATATAAGTTGGGAGGATTGTTCCATTGTTCCAAACATAGTTGTTATAACCACTTGTTGATCCGAGAATAACGGTATCAAACCTACAAACCCAAGGTCCTTTAACAACATTGATTGTTGGTTTTGATAAGATGTTATAAGTTTGGGAAACTGTAACGGTAATTGTTCCACCATTACGACCTTGTCGTGTTCCAGTAACAGAACAAGTATATGTTCCACTTGTGTTGATCACGATAGATTGGGTGATAGCTCCTGTATTCCACAAATAAGATTGGGGAACGAAACTGTTACCAGGAGAAGAAATAGAAATTGTTGTGTTTTCACAAACATTTGTCCGATTTGGGACGATCCTTACGCTGTTTTGAGCAAACAAAGTGAAAGGAATAAGAAGTGCAAGAAGTGTGATGAGTTTTTTCATTATTTTAGTTTTTTAGTTTTACAAATATACAAAATTTAAAAGCGAATGTCAATCCAAGTCATACGATGCAAACAAACTAAGTTCCATTTCCACCTCTTCCGTATCAATTTTGAATGACAAACTACCCAAAAAAGCACCTGTTTTGAATTTTTCTGAATGAGGATTATTTTTTCTTGATACAACTTTTCCATTAACCGCAATTTGGATTGATTCAACAAAACTAATTGCGTCTTCATAGACTTTATTCATACCTCGACAAATTTCATAAGGTAGTCCGTCACTTGGAAATTTAATATTCAACCAAATTGTGTAACCTTCAACATTCCATCCTGGTCCTTGGAAATCAAAATCAAAATTATCAATATGGATTTTTGTGTTATGATCAGAAACTCTTTGTCTTAACATTTCTGCATATAACTTTTGGGAATGACCAAGTTGTTGTTTTTTTTCTGATGATATTGCCATTTTAGTTTCCTATTACAAGATCGTCATAATTCATATTATCACCCTTTTTAATGGTGTCGGTAACTTCGTCATACATATAAGACTTGACCACACCTATGATACTTTGTTCGGCTTGAGCGATTTTGGTTTCTTGCCAATCTTCAAGTTGTTCTCCTTCGGGCATTGATTCCCACATTTTATATGCTAAGGTTGCGATGGTAAACAACTGTTGTTTAGCCATATATGAACCTTCTTCGTGATTTTCTTTTACTTGGTTTTGTAATTGACCAACAACACGAGCCAATTGTTCTTCTGATATAATGATGTTACCCATTTTTTTTATTTATAAATATAAGGTTAAATCAAAAGTGGGGGCATTGCCCCCACAATTAGGTCGAACAGGTTTATGTTCAACTCCACCATCCCATTTGCAAAACGGGCAAACTTATATTGGAATTGGAAAGAATCTTTTAGCCTTTTCCCAAATCTTCATCAGGATCTTTGAATTCTGAATTTCATTTTGGAAACTGGTTTTAACTTTGTTATTAATGGTTTTGCTTTCTTGAAACAACTTCATAAGAAGATATCCCAAAAGAGCGATGATCGCACAATAAAATAAGAATTTAATTGTCTTTCCCATTTATTTGATTTTGTTTGTAGACAAGGGAGGACTCGAACCTCCACGATTATGTATCTCACAGGTTAAACCTGATTAGCGTCTGCCAATTCCGCCACTCATCTATTGGTTATGCCTCTTGGACTTGAACCTCAACCTCAAAAACATCTGAGTCGTGAACTTTAGATCGACCCAAAGCTAAGGTTTGATCTGAGGTCCAAATTTTAACACCATTCTTGGCAAAGTAATAATACATTTTAATTGTTTTCATTGTTATATAGGGTTTTAGGTATTTTCAATATCTTTAAGACTGTCGGCACTTTTGACTTTATGGATCCAATCGGCAACTTCATCGGCTGAACACCATCCTTTTACTTGATCTGTGCCGAAATCGAACCACTGGTCAGTCTCATTCCAAATTGCAATTTCTGCATCTTGTGACTCTACAATGTGTATTTTCATCTCTGATTCAGCATCCAAGTCGAAGGATCTACGAGAACAATAGTTCATTGTTCCGATCTGAACCGATATGGTTAGACCATTGTCGAATTTCATTTGAAATCCTTTGTTTCGTGTTGATACGATTTTTGACATCTTTTTTAGTTTTTTAATGTTGTGGTGGGCCTGGTTGGGTTCGAACCAACGGCTTCAAAATTATGAGTTTTGCACTCTCACCAACTGAGTTACAAGCCCGATTTGATTTACTTGGTTACTGGCGCTTCTATTTGAGATTTGGTAATCAGATGATCTGCCAAGGTGTAATTATTCTTATTGGTCACAACAATACACTGAACGAGGATCTTCTTGGGGATGTTAACAAAGAAGTCAACTCCGTTGAAGAATGTGAGATCGTTCTTCAGTGTGATACATCCGTCGATCATCTTGAGAAACAACTTGAATTGAATTGGATCAACAAATGTTTCCTCAAGTAACACACCGAACTTTTCGTGGATGATTTTGATCTTGTGGGTCTGAACTGACATAGTTATCTCGTTTTGTGAATACAAAGATATAACAATTTTTTGAATTCACCAAATTTTTTTAATCTTTTTTTATGTTCAAAACCCACTCAAGCATTTTCATAGATATACCAAACTCTCTGACAACTTTTGACAAATAATCTTTCATATGAATATCCAAAGTCTCCTCACACTGTTTATTCAATTTTTCATATGCAGCCTTTGTGGTTTGGTAATGATCCCTTATTTCTTGTTCTGACCTCATTTTTTTATAATTTTTTCAATACGATCAAATAATGTTTTAAGATTTGAACTACAAAGATACAAAATTATTTGAATTACCGAGTCAATTCCTCAATATTAATATTATATTGATCGAACAATTCATTTAAAATATTCAATGTTAGTTCAATACCCGGATCATACTTATCTTGATCGTTAAGGTTATCTGCTTCAGCATATACTTTACCACGAAGATTGAATCTGATATGCCAAAGCATTTGTGCCATTTCGGAAGCTTTAACACAAGCCAAGTGTTCCATCCTGTCATCAGGATCATTCAAATCGAATTCTAATATTCCTTTCATTTTATTTTCGTGTTTTTTGATTTTAACTAATAAGGGACACTCTATATCTTCACTATGATATGTAAAACATTGTTTACAATAATCAGTTTCGTTAACAGATATTTTGAATTCCAAGTCTTCAGTCATTTAGTCTGTTTGTTTTCCATAGGTTTCATATCAATGTTATAGGTAATTAAAAAATTGATTTCAACCGTTTCCACCACGATTTCCATCTGAACCTAACTATTGTATCACATATCATACATTTATCCATTGTATAATGTTCTGTATTTGTGTAAACGATATGACGGAAATCGTTGCAGTCATGTTTAAAAAAAGTTACTGCTTTGTCTTGTTCTTTATTCAGCCATTCAACTGCGGTTTGTTTCTTTTCCATTTTAAATTTCAATTATATTTCCGTTATTAAAATAATTTGTATTTCCAAACTTACCATCATATACACAAGTTCCGTTGGAGAAGAGTGTTTGACAACCATAGATCTTTGTTGTTCCAGCATTTGTTATATCTTCAAAGTTATGAATATGTCCAAATAAACAAAGTTTTGGTTGCAATTTCAACATCTTCTTTTTCATATTTGAACATCCACAAAACTCAAGAACATTCATTCTGTTGTAACTCAGATCAAGAACTCCTTTGGGCGGTCCGTGAGAAAGAACGATATCGGTGTTATCGGGGATGGAATCCCAAACCTTATGCATCTTTTCTCTTTTTCTGTTCCAAGCCCAACCAACACCAAACTCAGGTGTGCAAGGAGTTCCCCATATGTTCAATCCTTCAATTTCAACACCATCGTTCTCCAAATACACAATACCTTTATTTGTGATATCCTTTGGTTTAACCAATCCTTTTTCAATACTTGTGTCGTGGTTTCCCGCAACAAAGATCTTGTGTTTGATATCAATGGATTCATACCACTCAAGAAAGTTCAATACCTCTTGTTCGTTAAAGTATGGATTTGAGGGATTGCTACAATCTCCGGTGTGTATAACCATATCAACACCTTGGGGAACTTTTAAGAACCCGTGCATGGAATGTGTGTCAGATATGTGCCAGATTTTCATTGTCTTTGTTTTGGAATTACAAAGATAAAAAAATAAAATGAATATTACAAATCTTTCTTAAAAAATGTTGAGTTCTAGTATCAACCCTTATACTTTCAAATCTCTGACGCGGATGATTCGCCGATTGCCAGTAATTGTATAAGACTGAATGGCTTCACCAACCCTCGATAACCAAATCATCCGTCTAACCAATTCCGCCACCTGACTATTTATATTACTGATTTGATTTACCCTTTGTATCAATCCATAATCTCAATTCATTATAGAGGGTAATGTCATTATTAAATGTCGGCCCGAAACCCCTGAACATATATATAAATTGTTTTGCCCACCACAATTTAAACCAAAACGGTAATCTATAATAATACTTTTTCATATCTAATTTTTTATGATAATGATAATACAATTCTGTCTTCCTTTTTAAAACATTCTCCATTAACTATCATATCACCATTTTCATTTCTTTCGCTTTCTATAGTGCAGTAAACCCAACGAAGTTGATCAAGATGAGATATAACTTTTGTAAATTTACACCATTTTGGTTTAAATATATCACTTGCAGTATCAATATCATCTAATAATTTAAACATATACTCAATCGTGTGTGATAAGGTTGCAATATTTATACCTTTGCGTTGTGATAAATCAACAGCATAAGTGTCTTCAATCATTTTAACTAAATCATCATCAATTGAGTGTGCGTCTTTTGCTTTATTATAACAATACTTTACATAATTTTTATTACCTTCTATACCTTCATATCCTTCAAGAATATCTTCAATTGATGATAATATATCCCTTAATTTATTTGCCGAATACAGCATTTGATCTTTGTTATTCATATTTTTTTATTTTTTTGTAGTCAGGACAGGATTCGAACCTGTAATTGTAGTAACGAACTGAGAACATCGCTTCCGGCTGCGAGTTACTACCCTTGTTCATTGGTGCGTCTACCAATTCCGCCACCTGACTAGTTGCTATTTATTTTTCCATCTTATATAAATGCTGAAGAATGCTACGGCTATAGTAACTACACGCCTGTATGTGTGATGGTAATAAGTTTTATTGTAGCTTATGCCAAGATCAAACCACCAATCAGCAACGCACAACCATTCTTCAGGATAAGAAGCCATCTTCTCATTATGTGCTACCTGACTATATAATAACCAAAGAGGTCTTCGTCTCTCCTAGCTGGCCCACTTGAAGTTTTTCACTTCGTGCCCGACTCGAACGGGAATGCTAGCAACCCAATCCAGCTTGCTCTTTTCAGAGTCTTTGGCTATTATTTTGTAGTCAAGACAGGAATCGAACCTGTACTGTCATAAAGGACATCAGCCTCGGGTTACATCACGCATAGTTATTTCTAACATCCCCGATACTATGCGACGGCTTTAGCGTCTTCCACTCCGCCACCTGACTTTAAGGCCATGCGAGCTCATCTGCATGCTTAGGCTTTTTGTCTTCTCGGTTCCGGAACCTTACGACCGTAGCGTCACCTTATTTTTTTAGTTTGAAACACAAATGCCACCATATCAACATAATTCTTAAACCCCAACTATGAATTTGTATTCCCAAATCATAATGTTTGAATCCAATGTGGAGTATGAAGATGTCATTATCTTTTATGACATGCTTACTCTTTATAATGTGCATTTTGTTTAATTACATTAGAAGTCCTGTAGATGGACAAGCTTTGTGGGCACCATCACAATAAGGTTTGTTCTTGGAGAATCCACAACGACATAGAGCCACTTTTCCTTCTTTTTCTTCTACTCTCCCATCGATGTTTGTTATTTCGAAACTTCCTTCCAAGATAACTGGTCCTTGGGATAATACCACCACTTTTGTTTTTTCTTGTTGCATTTTTTTAAATTTTTGAATATTTTATTTGAATAAGAAATATAGAATTGTAATGAACATAATCAAGGAGTAGGCCATAAAATGTAGATACATTTCGGTATATCTTTTGATTTTTTCCACTGGTATGGGATCTTCCATCAACATTTTGTTCCTTTTTCGTTTTATTACAAAACCTGTTATTAGAAACCCATAACCCATTATTAGAAAGATAATCAGTATTAGGTTCATACATGCAACATCTTTAGAATAACTGCTGTCTTACCATTCCACACTTTGATTTGAGACTTTGGGACCCAAAATTCAAATTCGCCAATTTCTTCAACTCTTTTGAGATACTCCTCACGAAATCTTTCAGCTTCAGATGCGTCTTTGATGTATTCTACTCCGAAGTGTTTAGCACAAGTCTTACCCATACCAGTCAACATTGAGAATTCATCAGTCAAAGTCATACCACAAGACATACAAACACTTCCCCTTTTGATGGTCATTTTGCCAGCGAACTTCACGGCTTTTGGAGTCACAGCCAAGACTTTGGTCATATCGATCAAGATAGGATTGAACTTAAGACCATAGTTCTTCTTGATATCTTGACCAGTCTTTCTACCGTTGACCATACTTTTGGATGGTGTCTTTCATTTTAATAACAAATGAGTTCTTACCTTGATAGTTCTTTACTTTGTTGATGGTGTCTGTCATAGTTTTTCCCGTTTTGTTGACACAAAGATATAACAAAAAATTGAATTGCACAAAAAAAAGTAAAAAAAAATAGGTTAAGATTTCGGGGATCCTAACCTATTTAAACCAAAGCTTCAGCACTTATCTTTGTGTTAAGAAGATCAATAAACTATTTCACAATCATAGTCTACAATTGGTAGTAATTTTACGAGAAGTTAGTATCGTGTTTTATGCTCGGACTTATACACGCTATCAACCATTAAAGAAGCAGGTCTATCGTAAACACTTATCCAAAGGGTGAACATCGTTAGAGTCTAATCCCCAGTGGGTTTAACCAAAGTTTGATTTTGTTTAATTTCTTTAAAAAACGATGAGATTACTCGTTTGGTTTGGAGACCTTTACATCGGATTATTGTTTCCCGACTTATCCACAGAATTTTGTTCTGTATTCTCCAGTGTCGATGAGTTAGACCCATCACTCCTCAAGGTTTCATCTACTCTATCACTACTCCACTCTCTTCGAGGATGCCTCCCCAATTAGTCCTTGCGGGACTAGAGGTTTTTGGTGACAATATGATCAGACTTGGGATCTGAATCATCCTACCGACAGCCGGTAAGTAAGTGGACACCTTCCGATGAAACCTGCCGAACACTTTTCCTTAAGAACATTTAGTTTCTTTTAGATTGTGTCGTGGATTATCAAGGTAGTGGTTCGGCACCAGAGATATAAACTTTTGATCTATACCTATACTGAACTACCCTGTGAAACATCCCTGCTTCCTAACTTTTAGACAACTTCGAGATCCAACTCTTGGTAAAGTTTGATCAAGGAAAGTAACGGCACCACCCGTACACCTTCATACCTTTAGGTTTTAAGTCACCTATGATTATGGATACCGTAATGATATGGTTGGATAACCATACTTCTCACAAGAACCCTACGGGTTATTCTTATTGTCCTTCCGAACTCAACTGAACGACCCACATCGCTCAGTTACCTAACCATTTCTCCTACAGTGTCACCCTCGAATACTCAGGTTTGGTAATATCCCGCTTGCATACTCGAGCTCGGTTACCCAAGCCGCAGAGTCATTACACTTGTGACTCCACTTTATACCCCTTTCAGGGTTTATTTTAAAAGGACTATATGCCGCCCAAATACTATCTTTCAAAGAACGATGAGAAACGATTTTTCTCAAACAGAATTCAAATATATAAATACTTTTTTGATTTGTCAAGGGGTGAAAACAAATTTTTTCTCCTTCTGTTATCTATATATTAAGTTTTATCTTTTTTATTTAAATTAGGTCGAATGTTAATATTTATTTAATAGATTGGTAACAATTTATTAATATATAAAATTTAAAGCTATGAAATACTTGATTTTAATTGTTTTGATGTTTTGTTCCACACTCAGTTTCTCCCAAACTAAAAATAAAGTTATCAAATATTATCCTGATGGATCTATAGAGGAAATTAGATATTTCGATAATAGATCAAGAAGGGTGGGTGAATGGATTAGATACTATGATAACGGAAAGATAAATGGTATTGCTTATTTTGAGAAAGGTAAGAAGACAGGTATGTGGAAAACTTATGATTTTGATGGAAAATTAATTTATGTGACCAGTTTTTCCAATAACAAAAGGGTTAATGTATTCCATTGGTCTGAATCATCAGGTCTAGTGGTTAAGAATTGAGAACTATTTGAATTATTTCTTTAAGTTTTGGATTCAATGGTGTTGGTAATTCACTCACATCGAAATATGCCCAAGTTGAATGTTCATCACCATCTTTAGCTTTATTAAGATCTGGTTTGATAATTTCTTCAGAATCCATGCAGAATACATACATCATACCTTTGATCCTTTGACCATCTCTAGTATGTCTTTCGATCATACCACATAGATTGATCTCGTTGTTGGCTTTTACATTTGTCTCTTCATAGAATTCACGCAAAGCCCCTTCACCCGGATTTTCACCTTCTTCCAAACTTCCACCGAATATGCTCCACTCACCTGGAAGAGTCCCTTTGTTGTTTCTTTTTGCCAAAAGGACTTTACCTTTGTGACGAACCATAATTCCCGAGTATCTTTTCATCAAATTTAATATTTATAAGTATGCAAATATCGATAAACGACATTAAAATATCAACAGAATTTGTTCATTCTCCTGAAAAAATATCGAAAGGAATGATGGGTAGAAGATTCAAAAAACCAAATGATGGAATGTTATTTGGTATGGGTAATGGTAAACATTCCTTTTGGATGAAAAATTGTGTTCAGGATCTGGATATTTTGTTCATTAAAGATGGTATTATAAATAAAATATATCATAATTGTCCACCTTGTGAGACTGAAGATTGTAAACATTATAATGGTGTTGGCAATTTTGTATTGGAACTCAGTGGTGGTTTTTGTAAAAGACACGGAATCGAAGAGGGTGATGAGTTGACAATGTAACCACATTTTTATATCTTGTTACAAAAAAACTATGAACAAGATAAAAGAAATCCTCAAAAAAGCTTTAAACTATCTTTATGTAATCATCGTATCCGCAGTTTGTTTCATCGTGGGTTATTATTTTAATTTCATTGTTCAAACCGTGAATGGTGAAAAACACAAAGATCCCAAGTTTATTGGTAAAGATGAAGTAACTTTGGCAATAGATGAATACGACAATCTTATTCTAATTGATAAAGGTGATGGGTCTTATAATGTTTATCAGGACTCTGTCGGTATTTCTATTTTTAATCTTTATGCTAAAAGTATTTGGAACTCACACACAAAGACAACCAATGAAAAAACCCAATAACTTCAAACTTCTTGTCCTATTTATTTGTCTTTTAGTTTCGGGATGTTTCCTTTGGGTTCTACATCTTAAAACTTCCACAACTGAAAGTAAGGTGTTATATCAAATGGGTGGTAACTCTGAGTCACCATACTGTTTGCAACTATACCACCTAATAGAAAAGTATTCAGAAGAATATAATGTTCCCAAACATATTGCGTATAATGTCGCATATAAAGAAACAAGATATATGGGACCATTTCATTGGAAATACAATCCCAAACAGACTTCCCATGCTGGTGCGATCGGGGCAATGCAGATCATGCCCCGAACTGCCACTTGGGTTGAGAAAAGAAAAGTTCCAACCAAGGAGTTGATGAATAACTTGGAATTGAATGTGAAGATCAGTATGAAGCTTCTCAGTGATCTACATAAAAAATATAAAGATTGGGGTATTACTTGTGGATACTACAACACAGGTTATCCGATTGTTAATGACTACGCATCATTTTGTGTTAGTAAGAAGAACTACAGATCAAACTGGATTAGTCTTTGATTCTTCCATTTTCTCCTTTAGTTTCTCAACAAACTCTTGTTGTAACATCTTTGTAAATTTAACATAAGGAGCGTCATCATCGTCTTTAGATTTCTTTCTTGGTGTTGTTGAGCTTGGAGGTCTTGTACTCCTCCCCAAGTAATTAAGTCCAGAAATGTTTGTGATACATTTATGACCACCACTCATAGCTTGGATTATTTGCCAAGCATTTACACCAATTGAGTCCAAAATATTTAATTCTTCTTCGTTTAGTGATTTGAATGGTTTGTTCATAATAGTTTCCACTTCATTTATGATCTGTTCTTTTCCTTCAACCTTTTCAAGTTTATTAAAAAACAAAGCCATTAGGTCTTTGTATGTAAATCCAACACTGGATTCGGTTGCCTCGGTTTCAGAAATCCACTTAATGGTTGATAGTGGAACTACCTTAGATTTTAATTGTGACTCCCATTTGGATAATACTTCTTGGGCGATATCACCCAAGTGAACTCCTTTGAGTTCTCTATCTGATTTAAAAGGATTACAAGATATTTGCAAAAGTCCCATTGGCCAAGCAATTGCCAAGAAGTCAGCGTCGGGATTATTCTTAAATGGTGTATATCTGTCGTATGATCCTGGTTTACCCATAAAACCAGCTCCGTATTGAACGATGATTCCATCCTCAACTCTTTTCTTGGGATAAGATTTCATCTTCTCGATATAATCTTCTTTGTTTTGTTCTAATTCTGATGGTTGAGCATATCCACCTTCTTTCATCAATCTTTTGATAACCGATAATATACTGATGATTGAGGGGTTTGCCTCAAGAACAATTGTTTCAAGAAAATTTGGTTTGTTCTTAAAGGCTAACAATAGTTTGTTGGTAACTAAACCTAATAACATCTTGTTTCTTTTAACAGACTGGTCTTTGTCCATTTTGAACAAGTATGTTATAACTTGGTCTATACTTATATCGTGTTTTTTGAATCCGGCGCTATCTACGGTAGAAATCAATTCCACATCATCTGGTGGAAATATTTCTTTTGGTGATACAACTTGTGATATTGTTTCGATATTGGATCTTGCTTGTCTGAATGATGTTGAGGTTCCTGTTTCAACACCCACTTGTGATAAGTGGTGATCGGTATGAATAACAAACATTACCTTTCCGTGGGCAAAATCAACTAATACTGGCATTATGTCTCCTGATGCATCTAATTTCTTTACCGCAAATTCTTTTTCTCCGTATTGGATAATTTCAGCATCAACAACTTTGATTCCATTATCCTCAAGATAATGTTTCATTGCAAGTGCCGTGGTAACTCCATCCAAATCCTGATGAAAGTATATTTTTGCCTTTTGGTATCTTTGGGAAAGGGCGTTGATATTACGAATACCTGATTCGGATATTATATTTTTCATAATTAAAATAATCTATTTAATATTTTACCAAGAATTCCCGAACTTATGTCGTTCAACATAGCTTTATCTTTTTCAGGCATCTTTGACATTGTATCTGGACCCCAAATACCATCAGCAGGTGAAACACCGATCATACTTTGATATTTGGATATTGCTTCCTCTGTTTTGGTTCCCGCCAATCCATCTGTTGCGATATTTGTTCCTAATCTCTTATTCAAAAATTCTTGAATATATTTGGTTTCGATAGCCGCTTGGTCTTGTTCATTCAAATTATACATTTGACGAATAGAATTCTTTTCTTCTTCTGATATAATAAATTTTCCCATTTTTTATCTATTTCTTCTTGGTCCGTGATGAACTGGTCCTCTCGGATTGTGGTTATTGTGGTAATGATATTGATTACTGTGATAATAATTATGATGCCAATTTGGTGTGTAATAGTATTCGTTCGGATAATAGTATCTTGGTCTTGGATCAACAACATAATCTGTTGTTACTAAACAACTAGTCAGACTCAAAAACAAAATTGACAATAAAATTAATTTCTTCATATTATTTCAAAGTTAACAAATACTTTAACTTATTGAATTCGCCCATCATTTCATCTCTGATATTTAATAGGTCGGTATCAACTTTTGGATCCAAAGTTTCTGACAATGAAACAAAGAATTCAACACTTGAGTCTATGAATTCTTGAACTGATATTTCATCAATATCTTGTCCTTCGATTGTATATCCACCACTATATGATGGTCTTCCGTGTTTACCCATACAGGTTTCAACATATGAATCAATCAAACCATCAAGAGCCGAATAAACACCACCATAAGCTTGGTGTTTGGCATATGATTTAGTTTGCCAATGTAAAAATCTTAATTGTTGTTGTATTTCGACTAGTTTTTTTATTACTTCTGCATTTTCCATATTAAAACTTTTCTTTATAAATACATCAGTAAACAAAAAACGGAGGTCATTGACCCCCGTTTTCAAAACTTATTTCTGTTTGTTTTTTCTTATCCACAAATCCCTGAACTCTCTCTCGGGCAACTTCCGTATAATTTGGTGATAACTCTATTCCGATCCACCTTCGGTCCAATACTTCTGCCGCTACCATACTTGTCCCGCTACCAGCGAAAGGATCTAAAACAATATCATTCCTATATGTAAGAATCTTTATAGCTTTGGTTGGTATGTCCATACTAAAGGTGGCTTTAGTTAGTTGTTTGGTATCGTTGAGGTATTTCCACTGACCAAAGACCAATTCCATAAATTCCCTTTTTGCGTCTTCAGTATATATGGTTTTCTTTTTTCCATCCTCAGTATCAATTACTTCACCTTTCCATTGTGGTTCACCTTTAACCTTTTTAATATGATTCTTTTTATAACCAAGAATTACACACTCTTTTGGGTTGTAAATATAAGGGCTAGATGGACTCATCCAACTTCCCCAAGCTGTGGTCTTACTTCTGTGGGGACTATCTTCTTCAAGATCAACAACACCAAAGAACTTGAATCCAACTTTTTTCATCATTTGATAAAACTCAGACACAAAGAACACTCTTCCTCCTCTGTCTTGAACATTCACCTCATAGGGAATGTTGATAGCTACTCTCCCATCATCTTTAAGTAATCGATAAACTTCGGTTAACCATTTCTCAGTCCATTCCCAATACTCAGGCATCATAACATTATCAATATGAGTATCGTATTGGATTCCCACATTATATGGAGGACTAGTTACAACTAAATCTATGCAAGATTCAGGTATGTCTTTCATTAACTCAACACAATCCCCATTAATTATTTTACCCAAATATTTATCCATTCTGTTCCAAATTTTTAATTTTTCTATCCAAATAAAATAATGCTTTCTTTAAGTCTTCAATTTCCTTAGCAGGATCTTTTTTTCCTGATCTGACAATGTATTTCAACACATTAAAAAGATATGCATCTTTATCAAGACCAGTACCCTCAGCTATCTTAACCACTTCATATGGATTATCTCTACCTCCGTAATGGGAAGGATGGTTAACCATTTCTTTATTTTCCATATTAAACATCTTGTGGTTCTTGAACCAAGTTTTTAACCACCATTGATTCTTTGTCAACAACAAACCTAAAACTATTGATCAGTAGTTTTCCATCTGAATAATCACCTTTCTGTTCAAAGTTTGAACCTTTAACTTTAAAGGATAGATGACTAACTTCAATTCCTATTGGATCTAAATGTTTAACTTCTATGTTTGTAATATCAAAAAGGTCTTTTGGGTTGAATGTAAAATGTAATGGTTCAATGAATTCTGTTGTGAAAATCATTTCTTCCCCTTCGTTGAATATTTCATATTTACGAAAAAGGTATTCGGGAACTTCTATTCCAAAGAATTTGATTATAAACCTATTTTCCATTTTTGGTTCATAGGGATTAGGAGTTAAATTTAAATTTGGTTGCATCTTGTTAATATATTATTGTTTATTTTTTGTAACATAGTATCCAGGAAAACTCGGGTCTTCTTCAATAAATCCTTCTTTAACTAACTGATCAACAATAACTTTTGTTTCTTGCAAATCAGTATGAAGGATATACTTTCCGATATACCCAATGTAGACCGGTCTACGAAGTTTATTTAGAAGTTTTTTTAGATCTTTTTCCTTCACTTTCTTTTGGTTTTTCAGTGTTATCAACTTTTCTTCTGGTAACAGCTTTCCACTCACTTTTTGGAGCAAATGCCCAATTTCCTGAATTAACTTTAAGATCCGCCTCTTTGTCCTTGACGCGCGATAGTTCCCCATTTTTATCTTTAATTGTTTTCATTGTTTAACTTATTTAATATTTCGTTATTGGTTAATCCTTGATTATATAATTGATAAATTTTTTCAGATAAATCATCCGTGAAGATCAATGCTTCGGCATTGAATATTCTATTCAATGATTCATTCTTCTTTAAAGAAGATAACAAAGTTTCGAAAGAAATGTATCTTTTATGGAATCCCATAAAACAAAGTTAAGCAAATTTTTTGTAAGTTTCAACTACTCCTGATTGTAAAATATAACTTACAATTTTCCTTTTGAAAATTGGTAAAAGTGTTTCTTGTACTGGAAATTTTTCATTTGAAATTGCTTCAAAAATAGGATAAGTTTTTGTTCCTCTTGGTATTACTTCAGATAATATTTCAGATATTGATCTTTCCCCAAGTTTACCTTTGAATATTTCTCTTGTCTCAGATTTTGTTTCAAAATTTGTTTTGGTTCCTTTTGATAATTCATATTCCCAAACATATAAATCATCATCATTTAAATAATAAAAGTATCCGTTAATATTAAAAAGATTTTTTTTGTTCTTCTTTATTGATATGTGTGTGCTTTCATAAACTAAAGTCCAAACTGATTTTGCAATATTAAAGTAGTCTTGAAATTTTGGATATGCGAAATTTAAAACTTTTTGCATTTCTAATAATTGTTCATCTGTTAGTTGGGTTGGTATTGAATTGAAATCTAATTCAGATAATAAAAGTTCATCATCATTTGATTTAAAAACTTTCTTTGTTGTAATAAACATATTTTCTTTCAACAAAGTCTGAGTGTTTGCCAAATGAAGTGAAATCTCAATAAAATATGGATACAATTCAAAATCGTTTAACTTATCTGCAACTTTTTTCAAATAAGCCAAAAGAACATATTGTTTGTGTTCATAATCTATGGGATCCAAAAAAATCCAATTTGTATCTAAAATAAATTTCATAATTACTAAATTATAAGATAGATTTATTAATTATCAATTTATCCTGACAACTATGTAATATTCATCTCCAACCTTATGTTCATCCCAACTTCCATCGTAAGATGAAATATATGTATATCCGTCTTGTCTGAATATATCATTCACGATGTCATCGAAATCAACAAATTCTCTTGCCGACTGTCCATGCTCTCTTAAATAATATAAAGGACTTCTTCTAACACTCGACAACATATCATCTAATTTATCTTCAATCATTTCTTCAGTTGGTTCCCTATTTGATTCTATTTTGTCTTTTTTGGATTCCAAATCATCAATTTGTTTTTGTATCTCATCATACTTTTTGCTATACTCATCGGGGTCTTCAATTTCTTTGTTCAGATTTTCTTGTTGAGTTTCTAACTCTTCAATTTTTTCGGCTAACTGATTAACATACACTTCTTGCTCATCTGTGAGAGCAAAATCACTATCATCAAAATATATTTCAGGATTATTTCTAATATCATCTTCAAAATAATCTTTGAAATAATCTGCCACTTTATCTTCATCGATATAATTTTCAAAAAACTCATTATCGTATTCACCGATATTTTCTTCAATTCTTTCTTTTGTAAGTTCTTCCATATCCTCATTGGATCCGACCATCATTTCAATATTTTTTTTTATAAAACCATACTCATTCAATTGAAACTCTAAAATTCTACCTCTATAGATTGTGTGTGAAACAAATAGATCATAAACATCAATCTTTTCTTCTAATTCATCTATCTCGTCTTGTGTTGTTTCTATTTCTGCAAATAAATCTGTTAAATCTTCACCTGTTTCTGTCTTATTTTCTTGTTCTTTTTCTAAAGTTTCCAAATAATTTTTAAGATAGATAAGTCTTTCATCATCACCTTCTTCTTTTATTTTATAATCAAAATCGTTTTCAATTGTTTTTAAAACAGCGTGAGCCATATCACCTTCTTTTGAATTACCAATTTCCCATTCATTTTCTTCTCGTAGGCTTTGAGCGTGATTTTTCCTTTTTTGTATCTCTTGTTTCATTTCAAATTGCTCAAATGGAGTGTTTGAATAGTTGAGATAAGCTTTTGTTTTTACATTACCTAAAGATCTTATTTTTGTATTTGCCAAGTCTAAAGACCCATCGATATATTCAATATTTCCCAAAGTTTCTATTGGTGTTCCTTTGAGACTCAAATTACCAGTAACTTTTATTTTTTTTCCCCTAAAGTTTGGAAAATTTTTAAGTTGTTCTGCTTTGTATCCAACCAGATATTATAATGTTGGATAATATTTATATATATAAATAAACTTTCAAACTATCAATCCTATGGGATGCGGCTGCAAAAATAAAGTTCAAGGTCAGGTTCAACAACCAGTAAATCAACCTGCACCTCAACCCCAACCTCAAACACCGACTAATGGTTCTCAGACAATTCTTGAATCTGTTAAACAGACAATCGAGAAATACTATCAGAGTAACAAGTCTAATTAAAATTTAAAGGGGGATAATTTAAAAAGGGATAATAATTTTATCCCTTTTTTTATATTTATATAATATGGCAAACAAAAGAATTACAATTGATCCAAAAGTTGACACACAACTTAAAAAGTTTGCTAGTATAATTTCAAAAAATTATAAAAAGTTTACAAATTTTACCAAAATAGGTGAGATTTTATTTACCAACGACTCAGGTGATAATGGTTTTGTTCAAGTATTTGCCAAATATAAATTCGAGGATGAAGGATTATTGTTAGGCGACAAGATCGATGAATTAAAAATTTATGTTAAAGCGTCTCCAAGTCAAAAAAGTGTATACAATGGTCTTTATCACGAAATGTTACACGCAACAGATCCTGAATTTTTTAGTGAAGATTATTGGGAAGGTTATGATCCCGAAGAAGATGCGAGTTATTATGGTCATAATTTAGAATTCAGAACAATGACAAATGAATTTTTAAATGCTCTGTTTAATACATTTAAAGAAAAATTGAAGGGGTCTAGTTCTTTGACCAAAAAAAGATTGCACGATTCATTAACCAACATTGTCAATTATTATTTACACGATGAACCTTTAACTGATTTTTCATCTGATCTGTTGGATTACTCTGCCGGTGTAACAAAATACTCTGATAGTAAACTCAAAGATTTTTATTCAAGAACGCAATTAGAATATCCTGGAGAATATACTTTTACCGTATCATCTTTTAAAAGAGAAAAATTACCATTATTTATCAGGGGTTATTTAAATAAAGTAAAGGAACACAACCCAACTCAGTGGTCAAATTTTATGTCAACTTTACTTTCAACAAGGGAAGAAATATCTGATTTATTCTAATTTTCTATTTAGAAATAATTCTATTTTCTTTATTCATTTAAAAAAAAGTTATGGTTTATCAAAATACTGAACATAGATCTGGTTTAATGAATTTAATATCCGAGTTTATTGTTAAATTATTAAATGAAGACAATAATACAAAAACAAATATATCTGTTACCGATCACAAAAATTTTGTTGTAATCAATGGACAAACTGATTCAAAAAAAATTATGAGTGTTAATGATTTGAGAACATTGTTCACAAAAGAAATGAGTAATAGCACATCTTTATATGATATAAATAATGTAAGTATTATTGATCTAATAGAATACAAAGAATCAAAAAATGTCGTGACTCCGAAGAATATGACATTTGTATTTTATAATTCTACTTTACCAAGATTTTCTCAAGAACAAATAGATAAAGTTATTGAATTGGAAAAAACCAATTACTCGGATGTTATATCATATGAGTTTGGAGTTATGTCTCTAACACCAAATGAAAATTATTTTCAATTGCCTTGTCAATCAAAATTTCCATACGGGTATTCATTAAACAATTGGAAAGGTATATTTCTTTATTTTGAATACATTAGTTTGAATGTTTTTCCAATGATAAAAGGATCTTCATTAAAGTTTGAGATTCAATCTGATATGTCATTTAATGTTACCTCTGACTCTTTATATGAGGCGGATAAAATTGAGTCAATGATCAAAGATGTTTTTGATATGAACTTGGGTGAATTCTTAACTAAGATTAATAATTATGATTTAACAAAAGATTGTCTTTTGTTTGTTGATAGACCTTGGCTTATAAAAGATAGAGTCAGAGACGCTATTATTTTTTGAGACTCTCTTTAATAATCTCAATACCTTGTTCGATACCTTCAAAGTCTCTATCGGGAGCAAACAACTTGGTCTTGGATAAGTCTTTAATATCTTCGATGATCATAAAAGCCGGAACAAAATCGTTTTCTGTTATTTCAACAAATAGTTTGTATTCTTCTTCGTATTCGTTGATGTCCCTGTCAAGAAAATCTATTTCATTTTCTTTTAATCCAGTTTTCATCTCATCACACCAAGGACATCCCTTCATTGTGAAAAGAATAAGTTGTTTCTGACTCATAGGCTTTCAATCATTTTAACCATCTCGTTGATTGGTGGAACGCCTCTTCTAACTTCCACCTCTTCACCATCTTTATAAACTTTGATGGTTGGAACCGCTCTTATATTTTCTGTCAAGATTGCTCTTTGGGTATCGTGGTCGATATTGACTTTGACCACTTTACCCGTTTCATATAATTTATATTTCTCATCCAACTGATCCAACATTTGGGAGAGCATCTTGCATGGCATGCATGTGTCACTATAAAAATCTACAATGAATGTTTCTTTATTTTGAACCATTTCACTTAATTGATCTAAGTCTATGTTTTTCATTTCTATTTAAATTTGTTAAAAATAATATTATTTCATCAAGTTGTTTTGGTTGATGTAAAATCTTAACATCATACCTGTTTTCATTTTTAGATAAATATATAAAGAACCCTGAATTATGTGTATGAATTGATTCGAGTATGGTTAATTTGTTTTCCCCATTAAACTCTGTTTTACAGATCTCAATTGGGAAGTTTTTTTCTTTAAGTTTTTGGGGTGTCAACTCATAACTAATATCAACATCCATCACTGAAAGTATCACACCTTCATTACTCTTTGTTTTGATATATTCTTCAAAAATTGAGTTCATGCTCAATATGGTTATTATCATTTATATTTTCATCCCAGTCAAGATATCCCAAGTATGTTACCTTGGGTTTTAATCTTTTGGTTTGTCCGTTAGACAAAAATACATCAAGTTCATTGGTTTTAAATAGCTTGGATCTATTAATTTGTTTAGCCCTTTCATCGATAACTTTTAGAACATTATCCCAATAATCTGGTAAATTTTGATTGAATCTACCTCTTGTCTGAACTCTGTTTAGGGTTAAATGTTTTTCTTCTGTTTTTTGAATTCTGAATTCAAGTGTTCCTCTTTCACTACCCTTTCTTACAGATACAATAAGTGACATACAACTTTTTGAATATGTTTTAACACAATGATTTTGAAATGAACTTTCCTCGTTATAATCTGATGACTTTATAAGAACCTTTGGTTGGTAAAGTCCCGATTCATCTTCAATGGGTTGTTCAAATACATTTACCACAATATCATCAAATATTCTAACGATTTTGTTATTTGAATAAAATTCAACTTTGTCAGACCAATCCAAATGCTCTTCATTAAATGACTTCAGATCATTTGATTTCCACTGAACAGGTTCATACTTATTGAGTTTATTATAGAAGTTTGGTAAATCCCAGCCATCAAAATAAAATCCGTTTTCATCAGGAAATTCAAATAATCTTGTTACATCCTCATCTGGTTTTTGGATCACAAAGTCATATCCAAATAAGGTGGTTGCAAAATTGAAAGAGTGGGTATTTGGAAATCCTTTTACTTTATGTAATATCTTACGAATTCTGTCACCTTTTAACTTGTTCCTTTTCATAAAGATATCAACAAGTTTATAGTCACTACTTTCAAGTTCCTTCTTTTTTGCAAGTGGAAACATTTTACTAAATATGAACCAATTATTTGGATACTTGATTCCTTTTCTTTTCAGGTAATTAAAGTAAGTTAGCTTATCAAGATCAATTGGTTGGTCAGTTGTGTAACCAGGAATATTTGATTTGAATATGTCATAAGCTTCCGCTAAGATCTCTGATCCTGATTTGGGATTCTTTTGATCTGTATAAAAGTCTGCATAGTAATGTAAAAATAAAACACGGAACCTATTAAATGGTTCATCTGCAAAATAGTTTCGTTTTATTGAT